CGGAGCCAACCAGACTATATAAGACAGACACCAGGAAGCAGCATCACTCGACGGAGAGCGCATGGTGTGGTGAGTCCTGCTCATCTTCCTTCGCTATACACGGGTTTCGCTGCAAGCGGGATGGCTGTTCACCTGCTCAGAGAGGAAAATAAGCGCGCTTGGCTGGACAATATTCAGGCATACAATGCCATTAGCCGCTTCGGGCATCCGAGCTATACCTACGTGCTGAAATTTCCTGATCTGCAATACGAGGGGGAACGCTGGCTGACATGGAACCAACTCATGGTGCCGTTCTGGTTTCCTGCTCGGGGGGGCTACACGCGAGAGCAATACGATGAATTCTACGCGCAAGCGCCATGGCCGTATGACAAACCAGAGCACGATGAGTTTCTCATGCTGCGAGGGCCGGCGGCGCTCTTCTATCAAGTCCTAGGAGACTGCGCGTACAATGCCTGTCATCGCTGGTTCAGGAGCAGACAGTGCACGGCACAGCCAGACTTTCAGTCCTTCATCCAAGTGGAACGCGGCAGACACAATCTGCACGTCCACGTGGTCATCTCGGGCAAAGGGCTCAACCGCTGGATGGCCAAACTAGCGGCCACCGAGCTGGGGGATCTCTGGCTGCATTCGCTCATCCAACACGCTCAATGCATGAACGCGGACGGCATCCATCTCGAGGAACCGTGGTCCGACTGCATGGACATCCTCGAAATGGCCAGGGCTAGGCAGGTCAGCGGCACACACCACTACTGCGACGTGCTCAAATACAAAGCACGCTCAGGACACATGCACTCGTGTCCGGTCAACGCGGTAGACTTCATCACCAACTACCTACTCAGAAAAAATCTCAAATACCACATCTTCATGTCTGCGGAACGCAGCACTCCGACCGAAGCCTACTGGCCGGAAGTGGGAGATGAAAAAACCTACACTGACACCATCATCAACGGGCTGTTTCTACCTGCGGCTAACCGCAAACTCTTGTACAAACAGCTGCTCAGCCACGCCTGTCAACCACAAAACGAACCACGCTTCTCGGGAGTAGAAATGTCAACACTGCCGGAGGTACGCAAACAAACGTGGTCATCCACATCCGGAACCGCAGAAGGCACTAAAATCACTCGCAAACAAAGCTGCATGATTGATTGCATGCAAAGAGCCTTGACAAACCACTGGCTCACCTACGAACAGCTGGTACTCGGGTGTCCGGATCTCGTGGTCATGTTGGAGTCTCAGCCGGGCGGCTCCAAACTAGTAGACCAGATGCTCCACATGGCTCACGTCACACTCTGCAAACAACACACGGCACTCAGCTACATCTTTGCACAACACGGCACACCTGCACTCACACCAGACAACATGCTCGTGCGGCTCTTTAACACACAAGGGTACAATCCGTGGCAGGCAGGACACTGGCTCTGTCTACACCTCAGCAAACAGGCAGGCAAACAAAACACCATCAGCTTCTACGGACCGGCTAGCACGGGCAAAACCAACATGGCTAAAGCCATCGTTCAAGCAGTGGGACTCTACGGCTGCGTCAATCACCAAAACAAGTCCTTTGTCTTTAACGACTGCGCAGCCAAACTAGTCCTGTGGTGGGAAGAATGCACCATGACGGCAGACTGGGTAGAACAGGCCAAGTGCGTCATGGGAGGCACAGAATTCAGAATAGACAGAAAACACAGGGAATCTCAACTACTCATGCAAACACCACTCATCGTATCCACCAACAACGACATTTACACAGTCACAGGAGGCAACACAATCACTCACGTACACTCTAAACCACTCAAAGAACGCGTAGTCCAGTTTAACTTTATGAAACAACTACCGTCCACGTTCGGAGAAATTGGCACACGAGACGTGGCGGCTCTCTTGCACGCATGCGCGACGCGATTTGCCGGCAAGCTCACGCTGCAAGGATTCTACGACACCTGGAACCTCGATCACGTACACAACACATTTCCGCTGGCTAACCTCTGTGCCTCTCATTCACAGGACTGGGTGCTGCACGACAACGGGCTGTGCGTGCAGTGTGGAGGGTACCTACCACTTCAACGTCAACCACTCGAACCAGTCCTCGAGGACGTCTCGTCCGAGGTCAGCTCGCCAGGTAGGCCGGACTCTCCCAGCGAATGCGGGTTCTACCATCAACTATCTCTGGGTGACTCGCTGTCCTTCTCCTTTCAAGGATCAACCGGACGGAGCGCGTCGGACACGGAGCCCGAGTCGCCAGAGCGCAAGCGCCAGCGTGTGGAAACACCTGAGGTTCCGCCGGCGTCGCCAGCATCACAACGCTTCGACAGCGCCATCCAGCGGGTAAGCGATGAGTACGCCACGCAACCAGACAACCTCTGGGACCAGCAACAGTGCGACCGGCTACTGGAAGAGGCACTCTCCAACTGGTCGGAGCACATGGGCATCGTACACACACCAAAGTCCAGGCAAGGAAAAGAACCTCCAATCGTACTTCACTGCTTCGAGGACATGCCAGACCTCGAAGACAGCGGAGACGAGGGAAACAAAGAGAACGCGCAGCCGCAGCAAAAGCCCAAAACTACCACTGTCTCCGAGCAAACGTCGCCGGCTCGACCGTGCTCCGGACGAGGGCTCAAAAGGGCGTACGAACAGGAAGAAGACGCCGATGATCCTGTACCCGGAACATCGAGCGACTCATCCTGACGCGCCTGCCTGCTGCGGCTTCTACTGGCACAGCAACCGTCTGGCTCGCAAGGGCACGGACTGGATCTTTAACGAGGGACTCACTCAATTCCAATCAGTGTGTCGGGACGGGGTCATTGTATGGCGTGATTGCCGCGAAATTCTGTTCAAATTCAAAAAACAAATCGATCAAGATTATAGAAACATGCTGTGGCATTTCGGGAGGGGGGGCTACTGTGAACGCTGTACCTATTGGGATGACGTGTATCAACAGTACATGGCTCACACTCAGTCTCACTTGTCTGATCTGCAGGGATCTTCTCCAATAAAGTCTGATGACATCTCTGACGCTGAATTGCTAGCAGCGGCAGAGGCAGCCATGGATGGCGCCACTCAGGCCTCCTAAGGGGTGGACACTCAACGGGTACAATTACTTGGGTCCGTTTAACCCTCTCAATAACGGTACACCTGTCAATAAAGCTGACGCAGCAGCCCAAAAACACGATCAAGCCTATAACGACTATCTCAAATCTGGGAAAAATCCTTACCTGTACTTTAATAAAGCTGATCAAAAGTTCCTAGACGACTTGCGTGGTGATTGGTCCGCAGGGGGCCTCGTGGGAAAAGGGTTCTTTGGCCTCAAAAAGGCCATCGCACCAACACTCAACGAGCCAGAACTGGCCGGAGACAAAAAGGAACGCGCGACCAAACGCAAACTCTACTTTGCCAGAAGCAACAAACCATCCAAAAGCGCAAAAATGAGCGCTCCCGAAGCAGAGGGGGCAGGAGACGGGCCACAAGAAGAACAGGCACAGGGAGAGCCTGCCATCATGTCACGCGCCGGAGGCGGCGGCGGAGGCGGAGGCGGCGGCATGGGAGGCGGCGGCTCCATCGGCATCAGCACGGGCGGGTGGGAAGGCGGAGAAATATTCTCAGACCACACCGTCATCACCACCGTCACGCGACAATGGTACGTGCCCATCTACAACGGGCACCAATACAGAAAACTACTACAACAAAACCCAACAAGCACACAAAACTACCCAATACCATGGCAAGGCATCAGCACGCCATGGGGATACTTCAACCTCAACTGCTACAACAGCCACTTTACACCACTAGGATGGCAACGCCTACTCAACGAATACAAACGATGGAGACCAAAGCGCATGCGCGTCAAGCTGTACAATCTGCAAATCAAACAGGTCGTACAACTGGGCGCAGACACGCTCTACAACAACGACCTCACGGCAGGCGTACACGTGTTTTGCGACGGCTCACACCAATTTCCATACACACAACATCCGTGGGACGAACAAACACTGCCAGAACTGCCAAACGACATCTACAAACTGCCACAATACGCCTACTTCCAAATACAAGGAGACCTCATAGACAATCCGGGTCTCTCGGACACAGAACAAACACTGGTGGGCAACATGCCGCTATACCTGCTAGAAACAGCGACGCACCAAGTGCTACGCACAGGAGAATCCACAGGATTCCAATTCGAATTCGACTCGGGGTGGGTGCACAACGACAGAAACTACGCACCGCCACAAGCAGACTTTAATCCGCTCGTGCCAACGCGACGGCGTTTCCCGGTGTACCAAAACGGAGCATGGACCACAACAAAATACGATCCGTACAAAAAACCAAGCAACTGGATGCCAGGCCCGGGAAACCCGTGGAGAGGACGAACCAACTCGGCAAACAATCCGCAACAAGCAAGAGGGCCGGTGGTCGTAAGCTACGCACCACAAGGAGCCATCATCCAAGGAGGAGACCAGCCCAACGCAGGACAGGGACCAGAACAAGTCATCAGCGTCGACGACATCGCAAACATGGGATGGCAAGTCAACCCGGTCAACGGAGCCTGCATGCGAAACGAACAATACACGATGCAATACGGACCAACCAATCCACAATCAAACAACAACAACAACTACGTACACGCGCAAAACGTAGACATCGACATGACCAGATACGCAAGAGCCACGCGCTTCTACAACGACAACACAAACAACAACGGGCTGCTGGGAGAGGACATCGTACCCATGTGGATGTACCCAAACCAAGCATGGAACAGCTGTCCGATATCAAGAGACAACCCGATATGGGACAAAATGCCAAGAACAGAACACCACACCATCAAAGACTCCAGCGACGGAACACTCGCCATGGAACATCCGCCGGGAACCATCTACGTCAAAGTAGCAAAGATCCCAATACCAACAGAAACAAACACAGACTCATACCTAAACATATACTGCACAGGACAAATCACCGTCGAAATAGAATGGGAAGTAGAAAGATACCAAACAAAGAACTGGAGACCAGAAATCAGAACATCATCAAAAGACTTTACAGTGCGAAGACAATACGACTTCGACCAAAACGGAAACTACCTCACACCAATAGACTTTTTCAACAGCATGCCCACAAAATACGGGGTAAACAGGGTCAACTAACAATAAACAATATAAAAATCACACACGCGTCAGACTCTTTTGTATGACTATTTATTTCTACCATCACCTACCATCTATATACGTCATCACGTA